AGAGCATTTATAAGGATTTGCTAATATTATGTCTAAAGGATCACAGCAGAGACCAGTTAACCAAAAGAAGTTCCAAAAGAACTGGGATAGAATTTTTCGGAGGAAGAAGTAATGGCAGCAGGTGGAGGAGCCGGTGGCGGCTACATGGGCCGTGGTGGTGGACCAGATGCGGGAAGCATGAGTGCAAATGCTTTTGGCGGCACAAGCGGTAAAGGTAAAGATGTACAAGAAGCCAAAAACCAATTAATGGGAGTTATTTCTGCTGAAGAAGCCCAAAGAAATCCTCAGAATGCAATTGCTACTCCAGCAAGCCCTACGGGATATGTTAGTAAATATGGCGGGTATGGTATTGCAAAAGGAATTGAAAGCTCTTTAATTGGCGCGGGTGTATTAGACCCAAAGTACGGGCCAACCGCTCCTCCTGTTGTTGTTGGAGGTTATAACCCAAATATTGGCCCACACTATAGCGGCCCTGTAAGAGATATTTCACCACGCTCTAGGACCAGTTCTGGCGTTGTTGAAAGCCCTTGGGGAGTAAACCCTAAACAGCCCGGCAGCCTTGCAATACCAAAAGAACAGATTAATCTTTATGGGCTAGACGTTTATGATGATCTTTTGGCTCCAGCACTCGGCAGCACTCTTGGAAGCCTAACAACAAAATCCGCTCTTGATGCTTTTAAAAACTCTACTCTTGGACAGCTTTTGGGAGCGCAAACAGCAACTGACCTAGCCACAGGAGTTGGTGTAGGCAGTGCTGTTTACGGGGCGGGTCAAGCATTAAAAGACTTTATGCAGAATGCTGGATTTACTGTAACTGAAGAAGGCCCAAGCAAAAAAGGAGAAATACCCGGTGCTGATGTTGGCCCGTCTATGAATCTAAACTTCCAAGGAATGGAAGGTGTCAGTGTTGATCCAATTGGAAACGCTGTACTTGACCTTAGTCGAGCCTTTGCTTCTAACTATGACAATCCTGTTGCATACAATAATGCTGTAATTGACGCGCTTGGAAAGGTATCCTCAAATACTGCTGCAATTTCAAAAGCCGGTGGCGATCCAACTCTGGCTGTTATTCAAAGAGAAATTGCCCAAAAAGCAGCAGAAAAATTAATTGCACAAGAGGCTGCTAGAAATAACAATATTGTAAACATTCCTGTGGCTGAAGGCCCACCCGTTAATGTAAAAATAACTAAGGCTCCTAAACGTCCAAAAAGAGGAAAAGAAGCCGCTAACTACATTGATCCCGGCCCAAGTCCTGCACAGATTGCTGCTGCTAGTGTTGTTGCGGATCAGAACAAATTTAAAAAATTACCAAAAAGAATCCAGCAAGAACTTAGGTCTGGACAACAACCTACTGGCTCTGACTATGATGTAGATAGGGCAATGGCTATTATTAATCCTCCAAAACCTTACAATCCTCCGTCAGAATCTCATTTACAATTTAGAGGCGGATCTGGTGGTGGAAGATGACAGAAAAACAAGACAAATTTATTGAAACTTACGTTGCTACTGGTAATGCAACTCAAGCCGCTATTGCCGCTGGTTATTCAGAAAAAACGGCTAGGGCTAAAGGCTATCAGTTAAAAAACCAACTGCACAGTAAAATTCAAGAAGAAGTCCAAAAATCTATTGCGGATAAGATTCCTTCTAGTCTTAAATGGCTTTCTGATCTTGCAGAAAATGCCGAGTCGGAGTCTGTACGCCTTGGGGCTATTAAAGATATTTTGGATAGGGCTGGCCTTAAACCCGTTGACAAGGTTGAAACTACCACAATCGAGCAGATGAGCGCGGACGAAATCAGGAAGGAACTCGAATCACTTGGATACAAACACTAGGGCGCTGGAATTAGTAAAGGCTCTGAAACGCCTTGAGCGCTTCAACAGGATCGATTCTTACGATCCCTACCCTTACCAGCAGAAGTTCCATAAAACCGGCTCAGAGGCCAACCAGAGGCTTCTCATGGCGGCTAACCGCATAGGCAAGTCATTTTGCGGTGCAGCAGAGATGTCATACCACCTTACAGGCTTATATCCTGATTGGTGGCAAGGAAAACGGTACGATCAACCGATTACTGCTTGGGCCGGTGGAGTATCTAACGAGACAACCAGAGATATTGTCCAGTACGAGTTATTGGGTTCCCCAGATGATCCTGAAGCATTTGGGTCGGGTGCGATACCTAAAAGTAAAATTATAAAGACGGAACGCAAACCCGGTGTACCTAACGCTAAAAGTGTTGCCCTTATACAACACGTTACGGGCGGGAACTCATCTTTACACTTTAAAGCCTATGAAATGGGTGTTGACAAGTGGCAGGGACGCAGTGTAGACTGTATATGGCTTGACGAAGAGCCTAGCCGCGAGTTATACTCACAGGCAGTTACCCGTACTCTTGACCGAAAAGGCATGGTGTACATGACGTTTACGCCAGAATCGGGCATGACTGAGACTGTTGCTAGCTTTATGAACAACCTCCAGAAAGGTCAGGCTCTTGTAAACGCTACTTGGGACGATGCAGCGGAGAGTGTTAAGTCTTTAAAAGGCGGTAGCGGGCATCTAAACGAAGATGTAATGACTCAAATCCTGTCCAGTTACGCTCCACATGAGCGTGAAATGCGTAGGTTTGGACGGCCAAGCATCGGCTCTGGCCTCGTATTTCCTGTCCAAGAAGATAAAATCATGATTGATCCTGTAATTATTGAGGATCATTGGGCAAAAATTGCGGGTATTGACTTTGGTTGGGATCACCCTACTGCTGTAGTTTGGGCGGCTTGGGACAAAGATAACGACGAAATATACATATATGACTGTTATAGGCAGTCAAAAGCATCACCGAGTGTACACGCTGCTGCTATCAGAACTAGATCGGACAGTGTACCTATTGCTTATCCACATGACGGAAATCGCAGGGATAGCATGGGTAATCCGGGTCTTGCCGACCAGTATAGAAGTTTAGGATGTAATATGCTGTTAGAGCATTTTAGCAATCCTCCTGCTCTTGGGCAAAATAAAGGCGGTAACTCTGTTGAAGAAGGCTTGATGGATATGTTGCAATACATGGAGGACGGCAGATTCCATGTGTTTAATACGTTATCAGATTGGTTTGAAGAGTTCAGAATGTATCACAGGAAAGGCGGCAAAGTAGTTGCGTTTAAAGATGACTTGATGAGCGCTACTAGGTACGCAGTTTTATCACGAAGGTTTGCCGTTTCCGGTACTGATCCTTCATGGACAAAAGAGATAGAATATAAACAATATGGCATCATCTAAAGTAACAGACGAAGAACTATTATCCAGAATCCAAGGAGAAATCACGGATGCTCTTGGGTATAATGACACGATATCCGAGCAGAGAGAAACTGCTATGGATTACTACTATGGTCTTCCATTTGGTAACGAAGTAGAAGGAAGAAGCCAGTATGTAGATTCTTCTGTTATGGATACTATTGAGTGGATTAAACCGTCTCTGATGCGAGTGTTTGCATCTGGCGATGAGATGGTTACGTTTGAGCCTGTTGGCCCAGAAGATGTTGAGTCTGCAAAACAAGCAACCGATTATGTAAACCATATTTTTACGAAAGACAACAACGGTTGGGAAATTCTTTACACTTGGTTTACTGATGCGCTTTTGCAAAAGAATGGTATTGTTAAAGTCTATTGGGATGAGTACGAAGATTGGAATCGTGAAGAGTACAACGGGCTAGACGATCAAGAGTTTGGTCTTTTGGTTATGTCTCCTGATGTAGAGGTAATAGAGCACACACCTTACGTCGATGACTATGGAGCGAAGAATGATGTAGTCATTAAACGTGTTGGCTATAATGGGCGAGTCAAAATTGAAAACGTAACTCCTGATGAGTTTCTTATTAGTCGAGAAGCAAAAAGCATTCAAGATGCTCGATTTGTTTGCCATCGCGTAAAGAAAACTTTATCTGAACTTCGGCTAATGTATCCTGATGAGGATATTGATCCAGCAGAACTTGGCGGCGGTGATGATGATATTAATGCTTATTCATCTGAAAGACTTAGCCGTTATAACTTTGATGACTCTGCTGATTACTATGAAGGCTGGGGTTCCTACTCTGATAGTGAGGAAGCGCTAAGAACTTATTTCTTACATGAGTCATTTATTAGAACTGACTACGATGGCGATGGCATTGCTGAACTAAGAAAGGTTTGTTCTGTTGGAAGCAAAGTTCTTTCTAACGAACCAATTGATAAAGTTCCTTTTGTAAGCATTACGCCTGTTAAGATTCCGCACAAGTTCTTTGGCTTGTCAATTGCAGACCTTATTATGGACTTGCAGTTGATTAAGTCTACGCTGATGCGTAACCTTATGGACAATATGTACAACATGAACTTTGGTCGGTACGCAGTTCTTGAAGGTCAGGCGAATTTGGATGACCTTCTCACACAGAGGCCGGGCGGCGTGGTTCGTGTTAAGTCTCCTAATGCTATTATGCCTTTGGCTACGCCTCCTCTTGAGGCTTCTTCTTTCCAGATGCTTGGTTATCTTGACCAGCAGCGTGAGTCCAGAAGCGGTGTAAACAAATACAGCCAAGGTCTTAATGATAACGCGCTTACGTCGCACACTACGGCTACCGCGGTAAACGCAACGATGACGGCTGCACAATCTCGTGTAGAACTAATTGCTCGATGCTTTGCTGAAACTGGTGTCAGAGACTTGATGCGATCTATTTACGAATTGGTTATGAAAAACCAAGACAAAGAGCGAGTTGTTAAACTGCGAAACAAATGGGTTCCTGTCCGTCCTGATATGTGGCGTGACAAAATGGACTGCACAGTCGCTGTAGGTATTGGTAACGGCAATAGAGATCAACAACTTATGCACTTATCAACTATGCTACAGTTTGCTGGCGATGCAATGCGCGGTGGCCTTAAAATTGTAAACGAAAAGAATTTGTACAACATGGGAGCAGCTTTGATTAAAAACATGGGCTTCCAAAATATTGATGATTTCTTAACTAATCCTGACATGGTTCCTCCACAGCCTGATATGCGAGAGCAAGAAAAGATGATGGAGATGCAGGTTAAACAACAAGAACTTCAAATTAAAGCCGCAGACCTACAACTTAAACAACAGAAACTTCAACAAGAGGCGGCAGAATCCGCTGTTGACGCACAGTTAAAAGCGGCAGAAT